TGCAGGTGGTGGCAACCGTAATGCGGGGGCTGCGAAGATGTATCAAATGATGAACCAGTTTGAAAGGATGGCATAACCCATGGCGGAGGAAATCATCCAGAAGCAGATGACGCTTCTTCCTGATTATCAGGAGAAGTTTCTTAAAGATCTGCTAGCAAACATATACCAAGTTGACGAAGAGACAGGCACAATCACAGGTATTGCTGCTACTTCTCCGTTGTACGGCACACCAGTTACGGATCCCGAAACAGGGGAACAGATGTATGTTGGGGCGGATGGAGCATTTGTTTCGGACCCTACTCAAGCGGTTATGGATCAGTACGGGGAGCCAATCCTTGCGACAGAGGGCGGGGTAGCTGCTCCTGACATTATAGGGTTCACCGATCCACAGATGCAAGCCCTCGCTCGTATGACGGGCGGCGTAGACCCTGTAACAGGGGAACAATACGAAAGCATGATGGAGTCTTATCAGCCTTACTTAGACAAGGCTTTTGAGACATTTACATCAGGATCAGACATCGCAGGTGCGGCTGGCACATCGCGGTATGATCCACTCGGTCAGATTGTATATGACACCGTCACCGATCCTGCTACTGGTGAAACCACGCAAGTTGCTCGTACAGACCCCACCACAGGCGAACCAATTCGCGAGGGTGGATATAAAGATTTTTACGACCCGTTTGTTGAGGATGTGATTGATACGACGCTTGCTGAAATCCAACGTGAAGGTGACATAAGCAAGATTGGTGAACGCGCTCAAGCCGTGGGTGCAGGGGCATATGGCGGATCTCGTCAGGCCATTGCGGAACAAGAGCTACAAAGAAACATTGCAGATCAAAAAGCAAGAACAGCGGCTCAACTTCGATCAGCGGCCTACACAGGTGCGCAACAGCAAGCGCAGTCTGCTTTTGAAAACCAGCAGAAACGTGGAATCCAATCTGGTCAGTTGTTCCAGGGCCTTGGTACTGGGATCGGCGCACTAGGTGAAGCGGCTCAGAACCTTGGATTCCAAGACGTAAATGCGCTGTTTAACATCGGTCAGTTGGAACAGGGTCAGTTGCAGCGTGAATACGATGTGCAACGTGCGGGTCAGTTGGAAGAAGCCTACGAACCGTTCGCTCGTTTCTCTTACATGCGTGACATTCTATCTGGTGTTCCTTCAAGTGGTACATCATTGGCTGCATCTGCTACACCGACAGCAAGCCCATTAGCAAACGTCATGACAAACGCAAACCTTGCGAGTGGACAGAATATATTTGGTGGCCTTGGCAGCATCAAAAACACAAGTGGAGCATAACATGCAAGGTGGCATCTATAACGCAGCATTGTTCGGCGCATCACAGCGTGAAGCACGAGGAAAACTAGAACAGATGGCTGGGATCAAACGTCCTGGCCCTAGCGGTATTCTGGCGTCCTCGCCTGAACTTATGCAAGCGGCGGCTCCAAGAGCCATGATGCCACAACAGCCTATGCCAGCACCTATGCCCATGGTTCAGCCTGCACTACCACAAGTTCCTGCACCTACAGCTATGGCGGCACCTGTACAACAGGCTCCCGCACCTCGGCCCACGGCCCCTGCTCCTCAACCACAGCAACAGCCTGCTATGATGCAAGAGGGTGGCCCTGTTGATGTTCGTAAACCACCAACGGCAAGTGATCCTCTCAGTGTGTTACAAGCAGTTGGAAATTCTTTAGGAAATGACTTTTTAGTTCCATTTTTAAACCGATTCAGTTCCCCTGAAGAGGCAGGACAAGCGGTTGTAGGTCAGGTAAACGCGGTTCAAGCCGCCGTGGACTCAGGAAATGCGGAGAACGCTGCCAACACTGTGATCGATCAAGCTGGCCTTCCTGTGAATGACGAGAGCAAGAAAGAGTTTGCAAGCACCGTTCTCAACTTGGACACCGATGATGTCGGTGAGATCGATGACGCAATCTTTAGAACACTGACAGCGGACGTTACACTGTCTGGTAAAGAACTACAGAAAGCCGTGTTGCTTGGTCTACAGAACTACAAGCAGACAGCGTCGGCACGGGCTGCTGCAAAAGCAGGTAGCGGTAAATCTGGAATGTCGCCCCTTGAACCTTTCCCTGATGCGGTTCGGGACTTGGCAGGCAAGATCATGACAGCGACTGGCGAAGATCCACAGGTAGCGATCCAGCAAGCGCGTGATGCATTGGCACCGTACTACACAGGACAAGCCGGACCTTCCACAGGAACGCAGCCGCAAAACCTTCGTCAGCAACTAGAAGAAGCTCTAAAGCTAGAACCGGAACGCCGCGAAGAAATATTGAAACAAGCCACAGAGATGGGTGTTGACACAAAAGGACTATAACAATGGCAAATCCCTTTTTAAGTCAGCAGCCTTCAGAAAATTCTAATCCTTTTCTAAGTTCTCCAGAACCAGAAAAACAAGACGACCAACAGTTCTACGATGGCACGGCTGTTGGTGAGGTAGCCGAGGGTGTTCTTTCTGGTGGCATCGGGATAGCCGAGGGCGTTGCCGGACTTATCGCGGCTGGCGTCGATGTAGTTGCAGACACAAACTATGGCGATAGCGTGACTGAAGCGGCAGAATCTGCTCGTGATGCGCTGGGCCTAGACCCCGAAGGGTTCCTTGGTAAGGGTGCAGAGATTGTCACGCAGTTTGTTGTGCCAGGTATTGGTGCTGCATCCAAGGTTGGCAAGCTGGCACAGGCTTCCCGTGCTGCACGAGGACTAGCAAAAACTCCCATGACTAAAGCGGAGCGATTTGCTCTAGCAGGTAAAGAACTTGCAGCCGCAGGTGCGGTTGATGCCGCCGTATCTACAGATGGCATGACTACGATTGGTGACTGGGTGGACATGGGTCCGACACAGTCTAGCGACCTGATAGGTTTGAGTGGTCGTGAGAAAGCCCTTGCTCGTTTAGGTAACAAGCTGAAGCTAGGCGTTGAGTCCACACTTCTTGGTGGCGTAGCGCAGGGTGCGTTGATGGGCGCAGGTAAGACCATTGGTCAAACGCGCCTAGCGAAGGACGTAAACCAAAAGCTAAACCAAGTGGGTCAGAACATCGACAGCCTTATGGAGCGTCGTCTTCTTGCCAAACCTGGGAGTGCGGAAGAGCTTGGATATTTTAAAACTAAACTAGCGGATGCCATCGCATTCAGCCGTTACCGTGGGTATCTACCAGAGCAGGCTGCAACTAAGCGTGAGTTGATCGACGGACAGGTGCAGATCCAAATCAAGAAAGCTGATCGCATCTTGGGTGACCTAGACAAAGAGATCGATAACTTTGTTAAGAAGACACCGGAAGAAGGTGGTAACCTTGACCGTGTAGGTATCATGTCCAAGCTGGAAAGCTACCTGACTGAAGCAGATGATGCAGTCAAAGCGCGTGTACTAAACGAACTGCCACAGAACGTACGTCAAAACGCACGGTTGATGCGTAACCACATTGATGAATTGAGCAACAAAGTTCTGGATAGTAACTTCCTCAAGGAAAAGAAGTTCACGGTTGACGGACAAAGCATCGATGACTTGATCGAACAGAACATCAACAGCTACCTACGCCGTCGCTATAAGATGTTCGAGGATGCCAAGTATGTTCCGACTGAAGAGTCTGTAAAGGTTGCAGATGACTTCTTCCGTGTGAACAAAAAAGCTGTGGAGAAAGAGTTAACCGAACTGGCGCGTGGTGATGTGTTTGGTGAGTTGTCTGATGACTTCTTGAAAGCCAACGGTCTAACGAAAGTCCCTGGCAAAGACGGGATTGACATCAAGGTCGGTGCCAAGGTTACAGACGCAGTGGCACAGAAAGCCCGTGAAAACTTCTTGAACCGTTACAGCCTGAAGTCTCGTGAGAAACTGGGTGGTGGGCGCATGGCCCGTGACCGCTTGGAAACAGGAATGTTCATGACACGCGAGAACGTACCAAAGGCATTGCGCCAATTGCTTGGAGAGATCGATGACCCACGCGAAGCGTACCTTGGCACTATCGCAGACCTCGCACAGTTCAGTGCAGTGGACGATTACTTTGGTACAGTTGCTGACCTAGCAAACAAAAACTCCGGTATTGGCAAACTGTTTGTCAACGGGAACAACTTGTCTCCTGATCAACAACGTGCGTTGACCAAGCAGGGTTACATCAAACTGGGCGGCGAAGACGGCGCAAGCAGTGGGGTGCAGGCTGTGGGCCGTGAGTCCGACGAGTTGGAAAAACTGGTAGGGCGGTCAGGCTGGGGCAGCTTGGACGGTTACTTTGTACCAACACCGATCTATAAGAACCTAACACGCCAGGTACTAGCAGAGGACAGCATTGGCACTCAAGCCTTGAGAGGTTTGTTCGGCAGCTTCCTCAAAGCCAAGGGTATATCTCAGTACAGTAAGACTGTTCTGTCTCCGATCACACAAATCCGCAACTTTACAACAGCCATGGCCTTCGCTACGGCGAACGGAAACGTGCCTGTGTTTGGACGGGGTGGTAGCCTGAAAGATTCAGCGCAAGCGGTCTTTGCAAACATCACCAACAAAGGATCAGACGAACTCTTTGAAGAGTTGGCAGAAGCGCAACGGCGCGGGGTTCTTGGAACAAATGCAGAGTTAAGAGAGATTCAGGACTCGTTGAACAAGGGTCTAGGTATCACGGCCCGTGATCCTAAGTCCTTTGTGGAAGCTGTCGCCGGAACAGGTGGTGGTGTACGCGAGAAGCTAGCTCGTAGCGTAGGTAAAGCGACCAAGCCTTTGGAAGATTTATACCAAGGGTCGGACGATTTCTGGAAGTTCTTTAACTACAACGCAGAGCAGACGCACCTTCGCAACGCATTGCAGGGCGCAACACCAGAGCAGCAGATCGCATACCTTACCAAGGGTGGTGACGATGTATCTATGGAGATGGCAGAGCGTATACGCCGTGGTGACGTAGACATCGATGAGTTAATCAAGGACCGTGCCGCACAGATCGTGCGTGACACCGTACCGAACTACAACAAAGCGTCATCTGAGTTGGTGCAGTTGGGTCGCCGCCTGCCTATCGGTAACTTTATTTCGTTCCCTGCGGAGATCTACCGTACAGGATTTAACATCGTAAAGCAGAGCTTGGATGACATGGCGTCAGACATTCCTGCTATCCAGAACCGTGGGCGCAATCGTCTGTTAGGTTTCGTAACAACTACGACTGTGGTTCCTGCCGCTGCGCTTGAGTTGGCCTATGCTACCACAGGTGTGAGCCGCGAAGAGATGGATGCATATAAACGCTCATTCGCTCCGCGCTGGGAGAAAGGGTCTGTGTTGTTGCCGCTTGGTCGTACCGAGGACGGCAAGATACAGTACATGAACTTCAGTACATCTAACCCATACGATGTGCTATCCCGATTTGCTAACCGTGCAATGAACGAAGCAGACGATGCGGTGCGTGAAGGTAAGAGTGTGGGTCAGGTCATAGAAGATGTGGGCCTTGGTACTCTGTCCGAGGTCTTCGAGCCGTTCATGTCAGAGGCCATGTTGACGGAAGCCTTGATCGACATCACCGCTCGTGGTGGTCGCACGGCAACGGGTGCCGAGGTATACAACCCATCAGATAACTTTGGTACACGCCTATCCAAACAATTCATGCACGTTATGGATACGATGATGCCGAACGTCATCCCTGTAAATGTATCCGGTGGTGTGCCAGAACCAAGCCGTTTCCTACGTGGTGTGCTTGGGACAGAAGGTGGACCGATCAGCAGCGTGGATAAGATGGGCCGTGAGCGTGATCCACTTACAGAGTTTGCGCGTCAGGCAACGGGGATCTCGGTCCTTGAGTTCGATCCAAAGCGTGGTCTGGAATACGGCGCATACCGCTTGTCACAGGCACAGACAGACGCCAAGCGTATGTTCAACCGTGTGACTGACGATGCCAATGCAAACGCCAACTCTTTGCGCAATGCGTTCCAAACAGCGAACAACGCCAAGCTGCGCATTGACCGTGAGTATTATCAGATGGTCGAGGACCTACGGTCCATGGGTCTGAGCGATGCAGACATCCGTCGCGAACTGAAGAAGAATAACATCGGTGGTATCAAAGGTGTGATGCGCGGTAAGTTCGAGCCGTTCAAAGTTACGAACAAGAACTTCCAAGAGATGCGTCGTGCAGGTATCTACGATCAGTTCCCTCGTGAAGAGATACAGAACATCCGCCGCAACATGAAAGACATTCCTCTGGCACCGGATCAAGGTCCTCCTGCTCCGCGTCGTGCGCCAACACCTGCACCCGTGCTTGCACCTACGACTAATCCGTTCATGCAGGGACCTGCGGCACCTACGACTAATCCGTTTTTACGACGCCAGGGCAGCTTGCCACAGGTTCTACCAACCCAGGCTCGTGCGCCTGGGCCAGTGAATCCAGCTTTGTTGGGGGATAATCCGATTGATGCTGCGCTTAATGCACAGATTGCGAACCGTCAGGGATAATACCTGGGTCCAGTTCTATCGTCAGTTTGACGCCGTTGCCGCCGAATAACTTAACAAGTTCGTCGCAGTATGCTTCCACATCCTCGATGATCTCCATGTCTTCGGTGCTAGTAGCGAGGTTGATGGTCATGCCGATAAGATCCATGAGTGCTTTGACTTGCATAGGATGCATATCTTTAAGACCAAGGCTTTTAAAGTTTTCAGGTTTCATTCGATTTCTCCCCAATTATCTTTGAGTTCATCGTCTACTTTCGAGGGGACTCGCAAGACATCCGACAACCCGTTTTCCATTATGTCCTTGATTCGTCGCGCTTGGTCGTCGCCCTCTACAGAGAAGCATAACTCATCATGAACGGTGAGCATAGGCAAAAGTCCTTCCGCGTAACAATCTGCCATGGCTTTCTTAGTTTGATCCGCAGCCGAACCTTGGATCAACTTGTTTAACGCCTTGTAAGTAAAGGCTCTTCTCAGAGGCTGACCGTATTCCTTCATCGCCTCCTCGTATGTCAAGGGTTTTTTGTACCCAAATGAACGTGGCTCCCACAGATGGAAACGACACCGCCGTCCAAGCAGGGTGCGTATCTGTCCTGTCTTATCAGCTTGCTTGGTTGCCAACTCCGCTAGGTTCTTAACGAACGGAACCTTTTCACGGTGCGTGGCTAGCAGTTCTCCTGCTTCCTCCGCAGAGATACCAAGCTGATCCCCTAGTTTGCCTTTGCCCATGCCATACATGATACCAAGGTTCACGACCTTCGCTTCCTTGCGGTTGATCCCCGCAATGTCCGCAACCATCTGGTGCAGGTCAACGTCCCCGTTGTGGTATTCCTCGACAATCTTATCGACAATCGGGTGCTTGTGTTCTCCCTTCAGGCTAGCCGCAAAGTGGACCAATAACCTTGGCTCTTGGCTTGAGTAGTCAAATGACCCCCACTTGGTGCCCTCTTCTGGTACGAACAGACCACGAATCAGCTTCTTGATCTCAGGATCACGGGCAGGAATTTGCTGTAGGTTAGGGTTCGAAGAAGAGAACCGCCCCGTTACCGTGCCCCCGTCATCGGAACGTAGCTGATGAAATTCGCAGTGGATGCGCCCGTTGTGTTCGTGCTTTAGGATCGTATCGATGAACGTACTGTCCGCCTTGTCGAACTCTCGCAGCTTCACAATCATCTGTGCAACCGGATGATCATGCGCCGACAGCCACTGTTTGGTAAACGAAGGCACACCACCTTTACGGAACATGTCGTCTTGTTTGTCCTCTGAGGTGGGGTATGCCACGCCCAGTTCATCGAACACCATAGCCACAGATGCAGCCGCCCATGGCTCGATCTTCACGTTCGTCTGCCTGAATATTTCATCTTTCAGCTTTTTGGTCTGGGCCTTGAAATACTTCTTGGCTTGTTCAGCTTTGTCGAGATCGACGCGCACACCAAGCTGCCGCATGTCGCACATCATAGGGATTAGGCTTGTCTCTAGGTTCCAGATGTTCCAGAGATCCTGCTTTTCCAGTTCGATCTTCAGCCGTTCCCATAGGCGCAGGGTCATACCCGCATCCTGCTCGGCGTAGCGTCCAACAAACTGCGGCGGCAGCTTGTACATCTCTGCCTTGGGGTCTAGTCCCCACTCGGCAGCAGCCACACGCAGCAGCTTCTCGTTCTTGCGTTCATCGAGATAGTCCCGACCAAGGTTGTTCAGGCTGTAGGACCAACGGTTCTCGTCCACCACGGCACCCGTAATCATCGTATCGATAATGCGGCCCTCGACCTTGATGCCCTCGGCACGTAACCAACCCAGATCGTAGGTAGCATTGTGCATGATCTTGTCGATATGCGGTGTTGCCATTTGTTTCTGCAACCACTTGAGCGCGATCCTCGCATCCATGTTATGTCCGTTGGCATGGCGGATAGGGAAGTATCCCTCCCAGTCCCCCGCTGCTACGGCTATGCCTACGATGTACCCGTCTTTGCGTACCCACCCTGGACCAAGGGTCGTCAGGTTCGGGTCGCATGTCTCAAGGTCGATGGCGATTTGCTTGTAATGCGTCAGGTCAGGAAACTCGACAGGGATATTCCATGTCAGTTCTTTACCTTGGTTCATCTGGTCGGCAATGATACTATCTTTATCCAGTGACATCACGCTTCCCCATGAATGCTTTCTGTACTTCTTGGATCTTCTTCTCGCGTTCATGGAACTCGGCACCCAGTGCGCTGTATCCACACTTGTCGATCCACGAATCGTCATGATCGGTATCGTGCAACAGCCGTGCCGTCTTTACCCAGTCCATCATCAGCGCAACATGCTGCGGAGTAATGTACCCTCGCGTAGCTTGTGCCTCTTTGATTATGAGGTTCCAACCATCTGCAATGCGCGTGAAGTTATCGTACGCATCGCCGTAGTCCTTGGCCCTCTGTCCGTTGATGTAATCGCCAGCCTTCAATAATATTTCGTCTCTGTTCATATCTTGTACCTGTATGATTTGTCGGACTCTATGAGATATAGGTTCTCTTTCGCCCTTGTGATTGCCACATAGAATATCCGGTCTTCATCTTCGGGGTGCTTGCCCTCAACGCAAGCCTTGGTTGACCCCAAGTAAACTGCTACGTTTGTATCCTCTCCTCCCTTCATGGCATGGATCGTTGAGATCTTGATCCTTGGTTCTTGGTAAATGCTTTCGCCCCGCCGCTCGATGGCGCGGACGTAAATCTTTTCGTCCTCCGACAGCTTCACGATATCCATCGGATCGGTGTTGATGTCTGCAATCAAACCAAACTCCTTGTACAGCTTACTGTACGTCAGCAGTTCGTCAGACCCCGCCGCATCGAGGAGCTTGGTTGCGCCGTGCTTGACCACCGCACCTGCACCACGCTTTGGAACGGCCTCATACAACCGCTTGACCTGTCCAACGTACAGACCTTTGCCCAAGGTCAGATCCTTCCAGAACCCCATGGCTTCTAGCTTCTTCTCCGGTATCGACCACCGCCCCTTGCGGCTGTAGAAATAACCTGCCTCTTCCAGATGCTCGGCTATGTCGTTCACGAACTTGTTGGTCCGCGCCATGATGGTCCACGACCCACTGTCCAAGGGCAAC